TCGTTTGGCCCAGGTTAGAAATTCTACAGTTGAGAATTGGTTTTTTGCGATATTACACCACTTACAGCATGGGACGACATTAGACTTGATATATCCAATGTTAGAATCTACTCGGTCAATTCCCATGTAAGAAAATCTTGTCGGTTGAAATCTTCCACGGCCATTTCGATATTCAACCGGGTATGGGTCTAATCCGCAGTATGTGCATTTACTTTTGGCCAGTCTTCTGACATCATCTCGAATAAGGTCAAAGCAATGTCCATCTCGAATTGCTCGGTTTCGAATGGAGTTAAAGATTCGAGTGAGTCCTGCCTCAAATGGCTCAATCTTGGTGACTTTTATTGCAGCATCAACCCGGGTTTTCTGGGCCAGGCAACTGCAACTTTGAATGTGGTTTTTGTGACTATTGATGATAGAAGAAGGTGGGATAGCCACTATGGACCCACAAATGCATCTTAGTGTAAAACACCACAGTGATCTTCCACCGAATTTTGGCTGGTTGGACCACTCATATCCGATTACCGTGAAGTTATTGATCGTCGATCCAACTGGGTATTCGGCCATGTATTTGGCGTGTTTTTGTCTGCCTAGGTTCTTACGGTGTGTCTCTGTAATAACATATTTCATAGACCTGCTACAGCAGTAGATACACAGTATGAATGACCTTATAGTCGATGGGAACAGCCTATTTGCACGGGCATACTATGTTTCTCAGCCTAATCAAACTCGAGTGGCTAGGAATACAGTGGATATGGCCTTGAAAATGGTCTTGAACTTACTGCGTCAAGATGTTAGACATTTTGGGCTGAAGATTGACAGGGCTCTTTTTTGCTGGGATGGAGATGTGGCCAAGAGTGTAAAATATAGGCCGCATGTAAAGCCAGAAGATTACATCCCTAATTTAACTGATTTTGGGTCTAAAATTGGTCCAATGTTTGGAGTTGAGCAAGTTCGGTTGCTTGACCATGAAGCAGATGATGTTGTGGCGTCTGCTGCTGAAAAATCGGTGCAAAGTGGCAATCAGGTGGTTATCGTGACATCTGACAAGGACCTTCGCCAGCTCCAGACCAAGCGGATCTGGATCTACGACCTTCACGAGAAGATGCTCCTGACCAGGAACACCATCTGCGCTAAGTTTGGGATCCACGCCCCAATCCAGGTGGCCATCGCCTTGGCGATCATCGGTGATCCAGGTGATGGCATAGATGGGGTCTCTGGCTGGGGGAAGAAGAAGGTTGAAAAGCTGTTCTCGACAATCGACCCAGCTACCCCATTTGACAAGGTAGTTGACGCCCTCCTGGCGCAGATGGATGAGAAGAGGGCCCAGGAGTTCCTGATGAGTTTGGAGATGACATTGCTCGACACGGCCATTGAAGGCATCCCTGAGGCTGCCCAGGTCGCAATAGACGATGCTTTGGTGGCAGAGTTGGAGGCACGGCTTGCCGACTTTCCATTTGAGCAGGCCCCTGGACGGGGCGCGGAGGTAGATGAGGCAGAGCTGATCCGCCTCGCCAGGCCTAGAACGCCAGCAAGGGGATAGGGCCTCCGGAGGCCCTGGTGTAGATCCGTGTGACTGAGAAGTAGAGGAGTGACCCGCCGTCGGCATTGCCCACAAGCTGGACCTGGCCAGTTGTGCTGTTGACCACGATGGCCTTCTGCTGCCCAGCCACGAGGGTCGAGTTGATGTCGTTGGCTGGTGACAGTTCCTCGATGTCGGCCCACGTCCCGTCGCCTTGAAGCGCCTGGAAGCTATAGTTGATCGTGTGCGACCCACCGTTGTGCAAGGTGATCAAGGCATTGACTGGGCTTGCCTGGACCATGGTGAAGAGGGTCGAGGTGGTTTCACCCACAACCTGTGAGTCGTAAACGTGCACATTCATACGTCTTAAGTATCAGAAGCGGAGGCGCCACAGGTAGGTCTTGGCCACGTTCTCCATGTGGAATGGGACGTCAAGGACAGCCCGGTTAAGCAGCGTGTTGTCGGCGGCAAACAGGCCCATCTCTGAGATGAGTATCCCGGCGCCTTGGGCCTCTGTTGAGGAGATCGTCAGTGAGACACGGGCGATGAAAGGCTCAGGGTAGTCGATCCCGTTGACGGGCTTATACATGCTGTCGGCGGTCCCGTCACCATCACTGTCGTAGAAGGTCAGCGGGGCCTCAAGGGCGACGTCGGTCACCTGCTCCGGGGCGATGCCTGTCCCGAGGCCAAAGTTGGTGCAGACAAAGTCACTCACTGGAGACCGGCCACCCCAGCAATAGATCATGTATTGCCGGCCAGAGTCCGTGTGGATGTTGGTCCCAATGGGAAGTTCTCCTGGCCCAATTTCTGGCCACTTGCTTAGCTGGCCAGGCTCGGCCCTGACGATCCCAGCCTTGGCCGCCTCAACGCCGGTCAAGAGACGACCGCCGGCGAGGGTGACCTCTTTCAGGGTCAGAAATCCATCAAGTCTCATGCGATTTAACTACTTTAGATCTTCGGCCATGAAATTGGTGACCCAATTGAAGGGAGGATTGGTATTGAGTTGACGGTGGGTGTGGGGATGCTGACGCCAGCCGCAACTCCAGCCCCTACTGGGGCCGCCTCAATGGCCGCCAGCGCTGCCGCTCCAGGAGGCCCTTGGGCAACACCAGCACCGGCGGAGGCTGCAACTTGGCCTCCACCGACTGTTGTCAGTGGCACCGTCACTAGCACTGGGACTGGGATTGGGACATAGGTCACAACCGGTGGAGGGGCCGGAAATGAGATGTTGAAGCTAAGGTCAACGGCTAGGCTTGGAAGCGCTAGGAGAAATTGCGGTGGGACTACCACCATCGGTGTCTTTTGGGCCACGAGCTGGACATTAAAGACCGTGAGTGTCCCCAGCCTCACCAAGATCGTGACCGTGGCCTCTGGGATGGCCTTGATCAGCTTCATGGCATCATTGATGACATGCTGAAAGACCTTGTTGGCGTTGGCGATTAGCCATGCATGGGCCTTTGGGACACCCAACGCGGACATAGCCGGCAGGATAAAATTAAGGTTAAGGTTTAGAAACGGGACTGTGATCGTCACGACTACCGTGTAGTTGTAGGCCTTCCCGACAGGCGTGGTTGGTGTTGATATCGTTGGCATATTATGTCGTGTGCATTGTCTTAGACGAGGCATCCTGTGGAAATTGAGGGTCAGTTAAGATAGGTGGCCCTGTGGGTGACCCGTCATTGCCATTGGTGTGGGTGTGGCCAATGAGCCAGGCTAGCATCTGAGGGTTTAGGAGGAGCACCGGAAAGCCTGCTCCAGTGCCGATGGAGCATGCGGCCGTGTTCATGATGAATGAGGGTGCGTTGACTGAGACCTTCCCATTTTCAATGACTATCCCAGCTCCGAGCGGTTCACCGAGTTGAACCTTGTCTTCTAAGGAGAGGCAAGCTCCGCTGGCCGAGCCGATAGACACGTTGCCAGAGTCATCGATGAGCATCGTGGCCCCAGACCCTGTTGTGATGATGATCGTGTTTCCTTCGATGACGATCATGGATGCTCCAGCCATGATCGTCATGCGCTCTGTCTTGACCAATGCGCTAGTTGGGGCATTGACCTGGACCGTTGGAGCTGACATGACGGCCGTGTCAACAGCCTGGATGACGATGGTCTGGCTGGTGTCGTTGAGTGTGACACGCTGCCCAATTGGGGTCTGCAAGGCGGCGGACCCACCGGAGGCCGACTTGCTAGTCTGGAGGAGGATCTGCTGGCCTTCACTGGTTGTGATCGTAATCTGGGTTGGCTTGATCTCTATGCTGTGGCCATAGCGGGTGAGGATGACCCTGTCAGGGTAACCTCCTTGGTCTGCTGAGTATTCATGCAGCTTTAGTGGGATGGCATTTTTCTGCACCTGCTTTGGGGCTACGGCCCACTCCCATAGTGGCTTCTCTGGCTCACCATCTAAGAAGGTGACCCAGACGGTGTCACCGATGGCCGGCAGCCAGCTGATGCCACCGGAGTCTTTGGAGTTTCCGTATGGGAGCCCACGTGGCAGGGCCCACGGGAGCTTGTCGGTCGGGACCTCCGTGGCATTGCCAAAGGTAGCCGGGACCCTGACCTTGATCCGACCAATCTGGTCAGGGTCGCGATTTTCCTCAACTAGGCCCCCGTAGACGCCCAAGAAGGTGTTCATGTCATACTTATGAACAAGAATATGCTCGTCAACGCGATGAATCCATGGGGCAGGCCAACGGCGGACAGCAGCCTGACGCTAGAGCCTCAGCGTGCCGACCTGTGGATGGTGGACCTTGG